CGGAGTGGGTGCCGCTGCTGCTACAGCCCGCGGTGCGGCAACTTTCTCTGAAACACCCTGTAGAGCAGCCACTTGTATCGGTGATCTACACATAGGGCAGCCCTGAATACGGCTCAGGCTCATCAAAATACAACCACCACAGAAGATGCGCGAGCAACAGGGTGTAAGCACAGCATCATTCGGTTCATCAAAACAGATTGCACAAATCTCCTTCTTATAATTCTCAATGCGCTGCTTGATACTCTCAATCTGCTCTTTGAGACCATTGATTTTGCTCTGTAAATTTGCGAGTGCTTGCTCCTTCACTTGAGGTGATGCATACTCCTCCTCAGATTTGAAGATATAGAGACGCTCAAGACGCTTGAGTTCCTTCTGACGGTGCTCTGTGACAGCCTGGATGAGATTCATCGGCGAATCAGATGGAACACCTAGCGCTGTGAGTGCTGAAGTAATATCACCTGCATTCAGAAGATTCTGTATATTCGTAGGAACTGCACTCGACAAAATTCTCTGAGCTACTGTTGGTTCGCAAAGAATGGTTTGTGTAAAGAGTGGAGGAAGTGAAATGGATTCTTGAATAAACGAATCACGGCATCGCAGTACAACTTGTGAGCGAAATGGATGATGATTTCGTAGATAATCACGAAGATAGAGTCCTGAACGCGCGGTATAGCGAGAAAAGTATCCGCGTCCTGTTACAAGCGCCTCGGCAAACTGCGCCTGAAATGACGGATCATACGTAGCAAACTCTGGACGCTGCATTATTCGCTGTACATGCCCATTTGACAACCATACCCTGTCATTCTCAAAGACTAAATTTGGCCAAGTTGCTGAAATAAACCAGATAAAATTTCCTTCAGGAAAAGCATGGGTACTTGGAACATAAATACTATCCGCCTCGTCTACATAAATTCGAGAAAAATAGACTTTATTTCCCACCTCCTCTAAAAGTTTTCCCAATAGTGTATTGCTTACAACTACAAAATCCGATTCCGTCATTTTCTTAACTAGCGTCTTTGAATCAAGAGACCGCTTACTTCTTACATAAAAGGGCTCAAGTGTCGTCTGCTTAGTAATATAATCTTCCCATTGTCTAAACAATGTATGGGGTACAACAAGAAGTGCAGGTGAATTGGATAAATCAGTATAAATAGTTGTTTTTAGACTGTAGAGATTTGGTTTTGATTCATTATTTAGAGATCTATAGGAGACAGGAGGCCGACTATTTTTCTTACTTGCAATATGCGCAAGAACCATAAGAGATTTTCCCACACCCACTGAATCGCCAAGAATTGCATAGCGGCTGAAAAGTGTTTCACCAGAAATATCAAGTCCTTTTTGTAGTGAAGTTTCAAGAGTATTCATTTGATATATAATTGCACGCTGGTGAGCGCGAAGAGAGACGCGTATATTTGATGGTTGATCAATCATAGGCGACTCCGAAGAACAGCCATTCACAAACGGCCGATTATATAATTCTGTAAATACATCGGCGTTATGTATCATTCAACTAAAGAGCGTTTTGGTTGTAACTTTAGGCATTCGCAAAAAAAGTGCGCATTTCAGAATCTTTTATGAAGTCTTTAATCTTGTAAGTCGTCTTTGTAATGAATGGATTCTTACCAACATCCTCGCGCATCTTCTTCTTATCGAATGTATTTTCACTATGGCTCATGACGAGCATAACTTTAAAAGGATCAAGCTGAATCATCTTATGTTTATACTTTTCAAGAAAAGACTGTTCTTCTGCATGTGTAACCGTATCATCATAACGGTGTGTGGCTGCATATGACTTTCGCCATGCCATTGTACCATTTGTAGCGTGATTTGGATTATAAGGGCCGAGTTTATAAATCTCCTTTACATCTGAGTAGTACATATAGATTTCTGAGCTGCCTGCAAGTTGGACATCCTTATTATTTGCAAAGCGCGTAACAACATGACTCACACGTTCAGGTGGATAATAATCATCATCATCCATTGCAACAATAATTGCACCTTGCGCTTCATCATTCAAGCGATTGCGCTTTTCACCAATTGTCAGTTTCTCATCAAGAGGAATATACCGAATATTGGGAATTCTCTTGGCTGCAATGGCAAAGAGATCACCTACTTTGTCTTGTCCATCGTCCAAAATAATCCACTCCATAGTCTCTTTCTTATGAGTTTGACTTTCATAACAACGGATAAGATATGGAATAAATCGCCTTCTATTGTAAGTCGGTGTAACTACACTTACAAGAATAGGAGTCATTTCTACCATATATTCACCATTCGGGTTTAACCTATGGATTTCTGCGCTGCTATGACGGCCTCTGCTGCAGCTGCATAGTCTTCTTGCGCTTTTTTAATTAATGGAAGCTCCTTGTACCAAACAAGTTCTTCAAAAAAAGACTCTTTTTTTACTTCATCAGGATTGTAGGGATAGAGTGGAAAGAGATAGGCTCCCATAAAAGGCGGATGTCTTGTATAGGAGCGATAGATATAATAGGGCAGCACTAGAAACCATAGGAGAACTGCATAGATAAAGTAAACAACACGAACGGGCGTGGAGTGAACAAGTGAATCATTGGCTACAAGTGAGCCTGTATATAGACCAATAACTAGATAGAGCATTGTAAAGATTCCTGAAATGGTCTGGTCCCAAATTTTCTGCTTGACACGGTCTCCACTGAATTGGGATTCCTCCTGTTTCTCTTTTTCTGCTTTGGCTGCTGCGGCCTGTGACATAAGGTCATTAAGACTGCTGCCATCTGATTTTTGAGTTGCGGCAGCGGCTTGAATCTGTTGAATCGCGGCAGGCTCATTCAAAATAGAACCCGCACTTGTCGCAATTGTTCCAATCTGCGTTTGAAGCGTAGTAAGTGGCGAAGTTAGATTCTTGGTATACCAGACTTGATTCTGGTCAAGTACTTTTTGGAACTGTACTACTTTATCTGCTGAGACTAGATTCTGATTTTGAAGTTGTAGAAGTGTATAGTTCCAGAGTTTTAGCGCATTGAAAAAGACAATTCGTATCTTATCAGCATTAATTTGCGCTGTCATCGCATCCATTGTAACTTGACTCTGCGCATCAATAGAATCCGAAAGTGCTGTAGGGTTCTGTGTTAGCCATGCCGTTCCAGTGTCTACAACGCCCTGCATAAGAGTAGCCCCCTCGGGTGTAATTGTCCCTGCTGTAGAGTCATTTTGAATGTCCGTCTGTAATTGTGTTAGTGTATTTCTGTAAGTATCACGAGTCTTCGCGGCATCTTTTTGGTCGGCCGCCTTTTGACGCCGAACATCGGGGTTATATGTAAGATTATCAAACAACTGACTTGCCCCTTGTCCCATCCTATTTATAGAGCATACTTCAGTCCACCCATACCTGACGCAAACTCTACAAAGTTAATGGACTCCACATAAATGGTTAAGTCATATACATAGGTTGTAGTCGGCGGTAATGTATACGGATTGACCTCGACTTGGAAGACACGAATACGACTGGAGTTCAGAGAACCTGACGGTTGGTGATCTGGGCTGTGTAGACAGAAACTGTAGATTGGCAACACTTCACCAGGGTCACCATTTGTATATTTATAAGGGACGACCTTTGTGAAATAGTCAATTGGTTTCATCTCCTGTATTTCATTGCCATCACAGAGAACTCTGAGGGCCTGTATAATTTGGAGTTGGGCAAATTGAATGAGTACACCTGATGTGAAGGCCTGGGTTAAGAGAGGCACTGCTCCAGGTGGAGGCAGATAGGGTGTTGAAGGATAATTCCACCAATTTGTCCAATTGGAAAAGTCATTACGATACTGTAATGTATCTGAGCGACGATTTACAAAGAGAAGTCGTTCAATTGGATTATGAGTCTCAAGGTTTAGAATTTGACGTGTATAGAGAGCTGGAAAGGGATACCATGTAACTTGATGTAGAAGATAGGATAATGGAGTGGATGCAAAAAGATTGCGCTCCTGCTCAGGAAGATAAATATAGGTAGTCTCAATAGTCGGCTGTAGACTCCATGTATTGAGTGCAGGTACATCTGCACCAATGTCTGTCAAGAAGGCATTGAGTTGTCCACTGAGGTCAACGACAGTTGTGTAATCCGGAAGATTTGAGCGCAGATTGGTTAGAGATGCAGTTGTCTGAACTCCAGGTGCCACACGGAATCCTGAGGCATCCAGCACTGTGTAGAGTTGATTGATTGGATTTAACGTCAGTTGAACTTCGCATTCATGGTACTGAAGTCCAACGAGTGGAAGTGCTGAACCTGTAGCCTGTGTAAACCAGAAGGGGAGTGGAACACGAATTGTCTGTCCAAAGATGGAAGGACGATTAAATTGGGAGCCAAGGGGTCGTGTAGGGTCTATGACTACATTCGGATAGCCTGTTTGATTTGTACCACCAGCATAAATTCCATTTGCTGGGTCCACAAGTTCGGCTACGTTTCCTACGAGCCGCTGCCACTTATTGAAATCATCCTTTGGAGAATCGGCAAGTGTCCTCGCAAGTAGATATGTTCCATCAAACTCTTGGATTTTCTGGCCACCAATAAAGACCGCTGCATTTTGAACAAGTGCACATCCAATGTATTTTGACCACTGAAACTCATACTGATAATTTCGTACTTGTGGAGAGATATATTTACTATAAATATCGGGTAACTGAAAACTAAAATAGAGATCACTCACTAAGTCCGCTACACGAGGAATCTTGAAACGAACCTTTATCGGTTGATCAAAAAAGAGTTGGTCGGGACCATCCATTTGCGCAGAGACACTTTCCATTGAAAAGTGAGAATAGCGGCGAAAGACCTTATAAAAGTAGGTCATATCCGGATTCCCACTTAGAATTACATTTTGGGAGCCATAGGCTACCAGTGCTAATAGACCGCCTCCAGTCATTATACCTTCTATTTCGTGAGGCTTTAATATCGGGATTCTTAATCCCACTAGTAAAGTCTTTATAAAGTCTATTTCTTTAGCTTGTATACCAGGAATCGACCATGGCATTCTGCAGATAGGAACTCGCTGACTGTGTGCTCGGCATATCAACTGTAGAACTAGGTCCCTGATTCGCGTTGGCCTGAATTTCAGCGAAGGAGAGCGCATATCTGTAGTGATAGAAACGGCTGAGTTGACCAGCCATTGTACCTGTGACCATATAATCCTCCTCAACGCCTTGGAGATTGACTATCTTATTACCAAGTGTCGTATTGCTGTTAAATTTAGATTGACCAAAGATGATCAGATTCTGATAATTCTGGTAAGGGTACGTCTTCTCCATAGGAATACGGCCCTTCAGATTGCCATTAATATAGACCTCGAGAGTATTCGCACGGAATACAATGCCTACATAGAACCACTTTTGTACAGGCACATTTTGAATATCTACATAGCTATACCATGACTTATAGGAGTTCATGAAGATGCGCAGCGTATTTTCATCTGAACGAACAAATACGGCCGGACCCAGCAGCGGGAACGGCGTCGAGTATCCCTTATAGAATACATGTTTGAGACCGCCACTTGTATCAAAGGTTGCCGGGTCAATAAAGAGGAAGAAGCTGTATGTAAATTCAACGCCCGTGAATTCATTATCTGACGGTAAGAGCATCTTACTATTCGGGTCGCTAGGATCTTGACGCACAACAATCGACTGGCTGCTCATAATTGTATTTGGCACAATAACTGTTTTTGACATTGAGTACTTGTAATATGTCTTTACAAGTGACTCGAAACTGAAAAAAATCAGAAATACCACTATACCCGCAATAAGTGCAAGGAGAATCTGTGGAATAAGTCCATTTCCAAATATGAAACTGCCACTGCTGGTGTTCAGGGGAGCCTCCATCACAATCTACAAACTGTAGATATTCATTTCCAGGGACTATTCACAAAGGAGTAAACTTTATAAGTTGACTCATATGTGTAAACTAAGAAGGATTCTTTACTTTGTGACAGGTGCAGTCGGTGCAAGTTGACCAAAGAATGACTGGATTGCCGACCATAAATCACCTGATGAGCCGGAAGGACCAGCCATGTAGATACGATAGGTTTCATCCGGAGAAAGTGCGTAGTTGTAGAAGTTTACACCAGAAAGGCTTCCAGTCCAGTCTGTCTTTACATGAGCACCACCTGTTCCAATATCAGGGTTCAGTAAAAAGAAATAGAGCGGCGTAGTTGTAGAGCCACTGATATTGAACTGACCCTTCAGCACACAGGAGCGTGAAAGACGGCCATCCATGTAGACATCGCACAGATTGTTGTTCAGAACAACCGTTACATTCACCCAGCGGCCAAACTCGACATTCTGCACATTGCATGGAGAAGCCGTATCGCTGTCGGGACTGGTTGTCATGAAATTATTGAAAACAAAACTCGGGCTGCTGCCATCATTTACATGAACGTGAAGTGTATTATTTCTACCGCCCAGTGCGACAATTAGGGTTGACGCATCATCCGTGGCCGTCGTACCCAGATTTAGGATATGACGCTTATTTGTCGTGTCACTGCCTGCACCCGTCACATACATCCAGAAGGAGACTGTCATTTCACCACCCGTAAATATATATTGAGATAGTTTGATGTCATCTTGCGATGTACCAGGGTACTGAATGATGGTCGTGGGTGAAGCGATCGGGTTCGCAACAATCGAGGCCTTCACCTGTGTCTGGGTAACATTGAACATGTAGTCATATAAGTAATACAGAAGTATACCAGCTACAACCAATATAACAACACCTCCAATGAGTCTTCCCATTGTACCTGCGGAGGGTGCGGCGGGGG